ACGCCCGCCGTGGTATCCGATAGGGTCTACTGTGTGCGATAGGTGCGGATGTGTATGCCATCGGCGCACGAAGGCGGCTAGGTAGGGGGTCATGCGACTAGACCTGACAGAAGATTAGACGCGCCATCTTTGATGTAGTCGTCTTTGGCCTTTGCGATGTTTTTTGCAGCTTGGTTGAAGTAACTTGCTTTCAACTCAACACCAATACCACGCCTCCCCAAGTAAACAGGGCTGTAAACCTCAGACCCTACACCCATGAATGGCGTAAAAACAGTTTCGCCAGGGTTGGTATACAGTTCTACACAGCGATGGATAATGTCCAACATAAGCGGATGAACGTGCTTAACATCGTCCGGCTCTCGCGCCTCACCATCATCTACAACCGCGCGTGCCGGTAGTCCGTCGCCGCAAAGTTGTTTATTGCTGGCGCGAATGTCCATCCATGCGCTAGATGCGTATCTCCGCCATACGTTGTGCGAAAACTTGTTTTCCTTTTGATCGCCAGAATGACCACGGAAACGCATTGCGTCTTCTGGCATAGGATCAGACCCAAAATACCGCAAGAACCCGTTTTCATGAGTGACTGGCGTTTTGTTCTCGCCACCCTTACGGAAAAACAATACGTAATCGGCATGAGCGATACTGGACTTTGTGCTATCCTCGCAAATAGTCTGGTGCGCCAGCCCTCGAACCATTGTTCTAAGCCTGACTGCTAGTGGTTCGTTCCATTTCAACCGCCGACCGATATAGTGAAACCCCGCCTCTTGATGTAGACGAATGATATTGCCTGGTAGATCGTGCGAAGTGCCTACAGCATCCTCGCCAATATCCATGCAATGAACCGCATTGATCCGGCCTGGCTTTGTGATGCGTTTCATTTGCTTAACCAAAAAACTATACTGGTCGTAAAACTCTGAATAGTTGTAGCAGTTAGACATGTCACGTTCATCGCCTGAATATTGAAACAACCCGGCGAAAGGGGGCGAGTATACCGACATGTCAATAGAATTGTCCGGCATATCTGAAACAACTTCCACACAATCACCATTGTAGATTGCGTAGTCATCAGTGATAACTTGATCCATTACACTCATTTTAAGCCCCTCCTTAGAGCCATGACGGAAAGGTAGCGGCATCGCCATTTCCGAAAATATTACGATGTGATTGCGCGTCTACCATGTGGGCCATCATCTCGTCAAACATTTTGTCCGCCGCTTCTGATTTGCGCTTTCTCGACGATGCCACATTAGCCAGACTTGACGTGCCGATCTGGTGAACCGTCACAGGCCGGGTTTGGCCGAATCGCCAGAACCGACGAACCGCTTGGTAGTATTGTTCATAGCTGTAATCATCAAAGTAAGTGCAGGCATTGGCGTGTTGCCAGTTCACGCCTAGCGCCGCAATCTTTGGTTTGGTTACGAGATATTTGATTTCACCAGACTTGAACGCCTTGAATTTTTCCTCTTTCACCTCATCCTTGTCAGACCCTTGCAGGTTAACCCCGCCCGGCAATAGATCAGCCATCAAATCGGCTTCGGCGTTGAAGTGGCACCATGAAACGCCTATATCGTGTTGAGAAAGCAACTCAGCCGCGAGTTCGCACCTTTCTTTGATGGTCGCCTTGCGTTCTTCTCGCTCCATGTGAAGCCCGCGCACAGGCATGTCAAACAACTGACCATCAAGCGGATTGCTCTTGATTTCGTGATGGATTTCTTTCAACTCAGGAAGAACCCATCCTTCATCGCTAAACCCCAAATCCGACGGCCTGCGAATAGCCCTTGCCCACGATGCCACCCACCGCCAGAAATGTGGCTCAGCGTGTCCCTTGAACCGCCATGGTTGGCCTATGTGAGCCGGGTGTAGTGTGTTGTCGTTGGATTGGAAGAACGTTTGCAGCATATCCATGTATGCCATATCGCCAAGCGCCTCAGACGATGTTCCTAGTTCTGTATAATCATTCGGGCTAGGTGTGGCGGTATACATGCCGCGATACTTTACCTTGCGCATGGCGTGAGTAATTGCGGCCTTGATCTTACCATCAAAATTCTTGAGAATACTGCTTTCGTCACAGACAATCCCGCCAAAAGCGTCTAAGTCAAAATGGTGTAGCCGCTCGTAATTAGTCGTGATAATGCCTTTACCGCTTGGCCACTTTCCATCCGGCGACCTGTAAGCCTCGATATCAAACTTATCCGCTTCCTCTACCGTTTGAGATGAAACAGACAATGGGGCTAGGATAAGGACCGGCTTATTTGTGTGCCGGTGCACATTTTCAGCCCACACAAGCTGCATTATTGTCTTACCTAGACCACAGTCCGCGAAGGTGGCCGCGCGTCCTTTTGTTAGCGACCAGTCGTTTAGATGCCTCTGGAAATCGTATAGGTTAGGGTTGTCGTAAACAGGCTTGAAACCAAACTCACCGGCCAAGTGGGTTTTACCTTCGACGAAGGCTTTATACTCCTGAATATCAAACATCATTCACCACGCGCTTTGGCTAGGGCGGATCGGGCGATGCCGATCTCATCGCACAGGAAATCTGTTTCTGGATGCTGCATGGCGTCTATAAGGCTTACTGTGGCTACGTTGTATCCACCACGACAAGTAACATATCCTTGGATGTCAGCCCAAGGCCCAGGCGTCCATTTCTTCTCGCTCATATTTCCCTCCTTAAAACGTGATCGTGATTTTGTCACCTGGGTAGAATTTGTGGATGGCGTCATCTTCATTCAGAATGTCGTCATAAAATGTGCCAGTCACACACCTCCATAACCCCTCCAAATTCACCCAGAGATCATTATCTTGATCAATAAACGCCATGCATTCTCTGTCATCATTATTCTTGACATATTCGATTTCCATAATTCCCTCCTACGGTTGTCGTATCAAGTCATACACGAAAACAAAAACGGGCGCAAGTGTTATTTTTCGCCCGCCCAAACCATCTAACCGCTTACGCTAGAATGGAATCTCATCATCGTCAATACTAGAACCACTTCCCACAGTCGGGCCAACACTAGGCCCGTTATCGTATGAACCGCCGCCACCAGAACCGCCGCCAAGCATTACCAATTCGCCGCGATACGGCCTTACTGTGATTTCCGTTGAATAGCGATCCTGGCCGGATTGGTCTTGCCACTTGCGCGTTTCAAGTTGGCCCTCAATGTAAATCTTCGATCCTTTGGTTAGGTATTTTTCCGCAACGCCCACCAAAGCCTCGTTGAAAATAGCGACACTGTGCCATTCGGTGCGCTCTTTTTTCTCGCCGGTGTTCTTATCTTTCCATGTCTCGGATGTGGCGATGCGAAGATTGCACACCTTGCCGCCGTTCTGGAATGTCTTTACCTCTGGATCGCGCCCGAGATTACCAATGATCTGGACTTTGTTTAGGCTGCTCAATTAACTACCTCCATTAAAGCGGAACCTCGTCATCGTCTTGTGTAGCAGCATCAACAATCGTTTTCAATTCATCCATGATCAGTTTCGCCGCGTCCCGTTTTTCCGGGTTTAGTTTCCACCACTCATTAAATGCGTCTTTGCCTTTCTCGGCATATTCGCGGGCCTCGGTTTGGATTGCAGATTGGTCTTGCGCGGGTGATGATGGTTTCTCATCGGCAAGCGGCTTAACCGTATACGGCGCGCGCTTTGATTTGCTTGCAGTGAGCGCCATTGTAATCGGCTTATCAATGCCGCTCATGTGGGAAATGCGAATCCCTCCGACCTCCATGCCGCCCCATTTCACGCTAGGGTCACGGTAAAGCGTCATGCTCATGCCCGTGTATTTACTGGCGTCTGCGCCCCATGTGGCGATCATCACCCTGCGCATACTTTTGCACGGACGAAATGGCAGATTCTCTCCATCAAAAAACACGTTAACCGGCTGTTCCGGCGCGTCTGGATTAGCAGATACGTGTTTGATCTTGTATGTCTTCGGTCCACCGATAAAGTCGTCGGCGTTTAGTTGATCCGACTTCGGCGCTACTGTTGGGCTGATGTCCATTATATCACCATCTCCTGTTCAATTTCCCGTTCCGTCTCGATAACCACCGTAGCACTCGCTAGCCGATTACCAAATTCCTCTACCTTTTCCGCCACTTGCTTTTCAAACGCATCAGCGGCGGTCAGGATTGCGTCCTGATACTCTGGAATAGGTTCAGACCGAATAACCCACATCGGCAGTCCACCACAGTAAGAAATATAGTCGATGTAATCCCATCCTGTCACGAGTAAACCAGTCTGCACTTGTAGAATATGTTCATCTGGAATTGCGTTGCCCGTCACAACTTGCACTTGGAATTTCTGGCGTCGGGACTTACACTCAATCCCAAATTCGCCCATGATATCCATTCCGTCAGGGCTATATCCGATCACGCATCCATCCGATACATCGCGCGTAATAAACCCGACTTCCTCAACCGGCGCGATGTGTTCTGAATACAGATCACGCGCCTTTACCTCATCGACATACCCACGCAGCATATCGTCACCAATATACGTAGGTTCAGTATACCCAGTGATCCGTTGCGCCGCGATCTCGTAAACATGCGCGCGGGTTTTTTCGTTATTTGCGACCTTGAGTGTCGGCGTCAGGATCAATTTGACCTCAGACGCGGTTAGTAGTCCATTGCGCGCGGCCAGCCATTCATCGTTGCCCTGGATCAAGTCGTGGTGGATTGTGGCGTCTGTGTGCATTCCGTTCCCTCCATCAATGCGGCCCAACTCTTAGCACCATACTCCCTCGCCGTCAACCCCTCAGCCTCAGCCCGCGTCATACCGCCGCAATACTCTCGGATCGCGGCGCGTTCAATCGCCGCGCATAATTGCAATTGCATCTTCTGCACATCTTGCGACACCCGCGCGCCCTCCTTTGCTTCTGACTGCGGCCATAAATCGGTCTTGTTTATCTGTCGTTCGTCCGGTTGCGGTTTTACATTCAACTGCAACGAACACACCGTCTGGCGCGATAGCTATAATATCGCTTGACCCTGGCGTTAAACCAAACCTAATTGGCCTGCCGTTTTTGTCTGGTAGAACGCCTGTATTATTGCGCCATGCAATGCCGCCAGCTTTTGAAATTGCGATCAAACAATCGTTGAGTATATTTGCCTCTGATCTAGACACGCAATAAACACCCCTTGATTATAACCACCATAACCTCGCCGTCGCGCCGCACAATCTTAGCCTCACTTGGAGTTAATCCTCTCGTTCTGCAAAACTCTTTAGCACGATCCGCAGCATCTAGCGCATCCGGTGTTCGCCACGGGATAAAGCCGGGTTTCATCATGCTAACCCCCTGATCTGCGCTTGTTTTCTAGCCCAACCTGGTTTATACCCCTTAGCGCGACCATAATCAATCAATCCCTGTAGTCCTTCTGTTCGCGCGACCATGCCTATTTCCTGTTTAGGTGTCATACCACGTTCCGTTACTTCCTCTAATTCGCCTTCCACCTCGTCAATCTGCCTACCAATTACAGGATATACATTCCCGCAATTGGGACACGTTGGCGATGGACGATGGACAAAATAACACTCCTGACATTGCCTAGTCGGTTCTGTTTTCTCGCCATCACTACGTCGCCTGTCCCGTCCTTCAAGCGTCCAGTCTCTATCGCTGTCCGGCAATCCATGAAGATCCGGCGCGCTGTTTCCGGCGTGATCGAATATTAAAGCTGGTTCATTTTTCATCCGCAACACCCTCCCCCATTTCTGGCATTGAAGCGCGAGTGATTTAGTCGGGCGCAAGTCACTCATACTTTCAATCGTAACATCCATTCCACTTGCCGCGCTCAAGTCAAAGCCGAACGTTAACAAATCCGCATTGCACAACGTTAGTATTTCACGCCGCGCAAATGCCTTAACTCTCCTAGTAATCTCCGCGTCATCCATCTTGCCGGATACGTGCGCGGCAGGTATACCCGCATCACGAAACGCCGATGCAGTAATCTCGGCGTGTTTAATCGACGTGCAATAAGCGACGTTCAATCTGCCCATTGCGTGAGTTTTGTAATGCTTGGCCGCGTTACCAATCAATACGCGGTCATGTTCCATTATATTATTCAACTCACCTTTGGCGTAATCCCCAGCAACCGTCTTTATCCCGCTAAGGTCTGGCGCGCTAGGCGCGAATAACCTGTAATCAGACAGGCGGTTATTATCCATCAACCAACGTATACTCGGGCCTTCCTGCATGTCGTCATACCACACGCCTAAGCCTTTGCCTGACAGTTTCCAAGGCGTTGCGGATAAACCAACAAGCCAAGTTCCTTGTGCTTGATAATGGCGAATAACACGGTCTAATTCATCGCCGCCGAAATGTGCCTCATCAATAAACAAAACGTTCAGACGTGGCGCGCTATCCAATCTCCGCGCAACCGTTCCGACGCTCATAAGTTGCACCTTGGCAAACGGATCAGGACGCCATCCGGCTGCAACGCATCCATATGGAATGCCGTATTTATCCATTGTCTGCGCGGTTTGTTTAAGTAACTCACGGCGCGGCACCATAAACCCGGCGCGGCTACCTTTCTTGCGCGCTTGATCTATCATGTATGTTGCCATAATAGTTTTACCTGATCCGGTAGCGGCTTGCATCAGGACGTTACGGTTAGACCACATGGACTGGCGAACACGGTTAACTAACTCGGATTGGTCGGGGAATAGGTTTATGTGGGTCACTGGTTGGCCTTGCAATGTGCCTCGTATAGCGCGCG